AGTTTTAGAAAAAATATTTTAAAATAAATGTAACCTATATTAAAAAGAATAAGTATATTTGTTCAACAATTAAACTTTTTAACTATGAAAAATTACTTTTTTGACTTGTTAGACCAAGTCACCCCAGCAACAGATGAACACAAAGAGTTTTTAAACGTGTTTTTAAGCGGTTTAACGTTGTTTTGTATAACGTTTGGTAGTTTGGTATCACTTTTAATTTTAATGCCATGATAACGCCTAAAAATACAAATCCAACTTTGATTGAAATAATTGATTATTGGTTAGACCAAAAGAAAAATAACACGGGTAGAATGAATATAGAACATTATCTTCGTGTTTGTCATGCTAAAGCACGAACTTTAAGATGGAATGAATTAGATAAAACTTGGACTCATATACCAACTAAACCTGATTTGATATGAAAGCGAAAAGAGTGACAGTAAGTTTTGAATATACTAACTTTGATTGTTTAGAAACAATGATTGAGCGTTTAAAATCTGAGTTAATGGAAGGCAAAGAGTATTTTGAAGATATAATTAAGGATGTTCACGGGCATAAACGTTATCTTCAGTTCATGCAGGAGTACAAAAAAACGAGAAACTTTGTAGTAAAAGACGATGTTATAACTATTAAATCAAACATATGAAACCAAAAGAAGAGGCGCGTAACTTAGTAGAACATTTTTGTTTTAAGTTAGGAGTTAAAGACTACCAAAAAGCGAAATACTGCGCGATATATTTATGTCACACTCATGTAATGGAAACTTTAGACTTAGATAGAATAAAGCACTGGAAGGAAGTTGTTAACGAAATTGAAAAGCTATGACACCAAAAGAAGAGGCAATAATAATTTATAATAGATGTTATGAAGTATCAAAAGCTATTAACAATTTTAAAGAACATTTTGGAGTTGACTATTCATCACCTTTATTTAAAGATTTTATTAAAGAATATGCGTTAATTACAGTAAATGAAGCTATTGAAGCAGTTATGGATAATTATAGTAGTTATGATTATTATATAAAAGTAAAACACGAAATAGAAAAGCTATGACTTTAAAAAAAGCTATTAAAGTTTTAAAAATTTATAATGCTTGGCGTTTAGGTAATGACGGTGATATGTTAGACACTAAGTTAATAACAGAAGCAATTCAAGTAGTAATTAAAGAATACGAAAAGTTATGAGCGTTATTAAAATACTACGCAAAATGTTTTGGAGCGATTGGACACCTTCAAAAGTTATATTTCACATTCCTGATAGGATAAAACTATTTAATGGAAGCCAAAGGATAAAACTGCGTAAAATCCAAAAGTGGAAAAGAAGAATGAATATTGAAAGAAATTATTATAAAAACGAAGAAAACGATTAATTATGGCGTACATTTATTTTAACGATGAATATGGTATTACAGTTGAAGAAACTTATGAAGATGTTTCAATTGAAATATACGAAGCTCTTAAGGATAACTATCCGTTTATTAGATTAACCATGAAAGATATGGAGTTCAATCCTGAACGTACTAAAATGGAAAGTATAGAAAGAGAAATACAAATAAATATTAATCAAATTGTTTGGTTTAGATAATTTTTTTATATATTTGTGAATATGAAATTACAACCACATAATCAGAAGACTTTTTTATTAACCCCTGAATACGAAACGCCTCGTGGTTGTGGCTATCGGTTCGGGGGTTATGCTTTAAATAACAACCATGACAAACACAAAAAAACCATTTGTAAAAATCAATATCGAAGACCTTGAGTACGCTAAGGAATTCTTTGATAATGTAGCCGACTATTCAGTTTGGCTTTATGCAGTTACCGAATATTATTGTGGTAATGAAGTGCATATAAAGAAAAAAATCGTTAAGAAATATTTTGATAATTATAAAAAGACGATGAACATCGTTCTTGAAGCAAAAGAAAACGGCAAGAAAGGTGCATTGAAACGTATTGAAAAACAATTACTTAGCGATGAAACCCTTGAAGCCCCCCTTGAAGACCCCCTTAAAGCACCCCTTGCAGTAAATAATAAAGAAATAAATAATAAAGATAAATACATAAATATACCTGAGTTAAATGAGTTCTTAGACTACGCACGTGAAAAGGTTGCTAATATTAATTTAGCTGCAGTTACTCTTAAATATGAAAGTTGGATAGAAAGTGGTTGGTGTACAAATGTAAAAGGTAAAGAACATAAAATAAAAAATTGGAAATCTACGTTATTAAACACCTTACCTTTTTTACCTAAACACGAAATACAACAACAACGAACTATAATCGATTAACCATGTACAAAAGACTAACTGAATTAAACGAAGAACTATTTACACTTAGACACGAAAAGAACGTACGAGGTAAATCGGTTGGATGGGATTGGGATTTACTACCCTATACAATTAAAGAGGGTTGCACTACATACATAGGAGCAGCACCAGCAAGTGGTAAAACTGAATTATGGTTTGAGTTTCTTATAAACCTTTCGTGTTTACATAATTGGAATCACGTTGTATTCTCACCGGAAACGGGAAGCGCAGCAGAAATTTACGCAGAACTTTGTTACAAGTATATCGGTAAACCATACACGGAAGGCGAATATTCAATGACAAACGCAGAACTTGTAAAGGCTCAAATGTTTATTGACGAGCATTTTATAGTTATTGACCCAATAGATGACGATTTAACGCTGCCAAAGTTTTATGAATTAGTAGATGAAATTGAACGTAAACACGAAATAACAATTCATACTACGACAATAGACCCTTGGAATGAACTAACCGAAGAGTTTAAACACGAAGACTTAGGACGAGAAGATAAATATTTGAGTAGGATATTAGGATTAGCACGAAAGAACGCACGTAAAACCAACCGCCATAACTGCATAATTAACCACGTTCGAGACCAACCAATGGTTCACGCTAAAACAATTGCAGGAACTGAAATTAGTTATTTTCCTATTCCTTCAGCTCGTGACTTTGCAGGTGGTCAAGTATGGTTCCGAAAAGGTTTAAGCGTTTTAATACCTTGGAGACCACCAAAGGATTTATTGTTAGCAGATGGAACTGGAGCGCAAGAAAATGAAGTACATTTAAAAGTTGCTAAAAGCAAACCAAAAGGCGTATCAAAAAACGGAATCTACAAAATGTACTTAGACATTCAAAAATATCAGTATTATATGTTAGATAAATTTGGGAATAAGATTTATGCTAATCGCAACCCGTTACAAAAAGAAACGGTTTCAAAACAACTACCTTTGAATGAACCCGATATAGTTAACGGAAAAGAATTACTTTCGTTTTCGGAAAAGTTAAAAAACAATCCTTTTTAAAATATAAGTTATGGAAAAAGAAATATGGAAAGATATACCTGAGTATGAAGGTTTATATCAAGTAAGTAATTTAGGAAATGTTAAAAGTTTACCAAGACAGTGGTTATGCGGTTTTTCTGCAAAGAGAGAACATAATGGAAAAATATTAAAATCACCAATTAATAACAGTGGTTATAAAAATGTAAATTTATTTAAGAATAATAAAGGGAAAAATTATCGTGTTCATCAATTAGTTGCAATGGCTTTTTTAAATCATAAAATATGTGGTTATGATTTAGTAATTGACCATATAAATGATAATAAATTAGATAATAGAGTTGAAAATTTACAAATAGTAACTGCAAGATTTAATGTTAAAAAAACACAAGATAAATATTTAAGTAAATTTAAAGGTGTATCTAAAAGACCAAATAATAAATGGCAATCAACAATAACAATAAATAAAAAACAAATATATCTTGGAATATTTAATTGTGAATTAATCGCACATTTGGCATATCAAGAAGCATTAAAGAAATATAATTTAGTATAATATATCATACAAAAACACGAATTATGGATGAATTGACAATTATAAAAGGCAAAGTGTTATTAGACACTACATATTTAAAAATTAAACTTAGCCTTGAAGAAATAAAAGAACGTGCTTCAAATAGATACGATTTAATACATTCAATGGAGCGTAGTTTAGTAGACCTTCAACAAGTTAAGATTGCGTTTGACGCTATGGAAAAAGAACTAAGGGCAGCACTTCAGCAAAACTTTCGACTTGAAAAGTTACTGCAAGAGGAGAAATTCAAAAATAAAGATTTGCAAATGGAGTTAAAACTAAAAGACGTAGAATTATGAATCAATTAAAAATGTATCGTGTTTTTAAAGTTTACGATTTACTTCAAGAACGTCCAAGAACCATTCCAACGATTTGTAGATATTTGAATGTAAGCGAAAGAACTGTTTACCGGTACTTTGATTTATTTAAGAATTTAGGGTTTGTAGTTCAAAAACACGAATTTAATAAATACCAAATAAAAAGATGAGGTGTAAAAACTGCAAAGAGAAATTCGAACCCGCTCGGTTTAATATGAAGTATTGTTTAAAAGACGAATGCGTCCGTGTTTTCGTGGAAGAAGTAAAGAATAAAACTTGGAAAAAGACGAAACAAAAAGCGAAGTTAGATTTAATGACACTATCCGACTATCTTAAATTAGCGCAACAAGTGTTTAATAAGTTCATTCGATTACGTGATAAAGGACAAGTTTGTATATCCTGCCAAAAAAAGCCGTTAAAGGAAAACGCAGGGCACTTCTTCAATGCAAATAACCATTATAACGTAAGGTTTGACGAAAGGAATACGCATTTACAATGTGAACACTGTAATACCTATTTGAGTGGGAATCTAATCGAATATCAAAGAAACTTAATTCATAAAATCGGAATAGAAAGTTGCCACGAATTAGAAGCTGATGCAAGGAAAACACGAAAGTTTACAAAAGACGAACTAAAAGAAATAATAACCGAGTATAAACAAAAAGTAAAACAATTAGAAAATGATAACCAATTTTGAAGAACACACGCACGAGTTAACAAGCGAAGAAATGGAGATACTTCCAATAGTAATTCACGGATTTAGAAACTATAAAAAAGAAAATCCTATAAAAGCTGAGTTGATTGTAACACGAATGAATGAATTTTTGACTGCAAGGGGATTTAAAACACGGATGACACAACCAAGATTGCGTAAAATGGTTAACTACATTCGTACAAACGGCATTATTCCGTTAATAGCTACGTCAAACGGCTATTTTACAAGCGATTGTAAAGAAACCATAGCAGAACAAATTAAAAGCTTACAGGAACGTGCTAATTCAATTCAACGATGTGCAGAAGGATTAAAGAAATTTTTATAAATATTTTTCTTTTTTCGTTTTTATGTTATTCTTTTTAGTATATTTGTACACGTTTAACAATTAAATTATATTTTATGAAACATTTATTTAAAGCATTGGCAGACTTCCAACAGGAAGTGCCAGTAATTCACAAAGGAACGCAAGGATACGGTTATAGCTTTGCAGATTTACCAACTATTTTCAATGTAATTAATCCATTACTTAAAAAACATGGATTAGGGTTTACGCAGTTAGTAGGTAAAGACGAAATCACTACAATGTTATTTCACATTGAAAGCGGTGAAAGTTTAACAACAAATACAAGTGTACCGAATAACGTACAATTAAAAGGAATGAATGAATTTCAAGTTATGGGTTCTGCAATTACTTATATAAGACGTTATGCACTTTCTGCAATGCTTGGAATTATTACCGACAAAGACACGGACGCAGCAGGTGAACAAGTAAAAGCCGTAAACACGGAAAAGAAACCTAAAATAGAAGGCGAACGCTTTTTAAAAGCTATTGAAGCTATCCGTAATGGTGAATTTACAGCCGAAGAACTACAAGCGAAGTTTGAATTAACTGAATTACAACAAAAAGCACTTTTATTATTATGAAAATACGAGCTTCACAAATAGGAAAAGTAATGAGTCTCCCCAAAACAAAAGGGGAGGTTCTTTCTAAAACTACAAAGACCTACATTCAGGAACTTGCAATCGAACATAAATACGGAATCCGTAAAGAGTTTTGGAGCAGATACACTGACAAGGGAAATGAAGTAGAAAACGATGGAATCGAACTTGTTAACGATGTGTTGAATTTAGGCTTTATTTACAAGAATGAAGAGAATCTAACCAACGATTATTTAACTGGAACGCCAGACGTAAACACGAATGAAATTCTTTTGGATGTAAAATGCAGTTGGGATGCTACAACTTTTCCGTTTTTTGAAACTGAATGTCCAAACAAAGATTACTACTACCAGCTTCAGGGTTATATGTGGCTTACAGGTAAAGACGAATCACTTTTATGTTATTGCTTAGTCAATACACCTTTTCAAATAGTTGAGGACGAGGTTAGACGTGAACATTGGAAACAAGGGTTAATAGATGAAAGTTTGGATGTAAGAGACTTTGTACAGTCGAAACATAACTTTGACCACATACCAAGAGAAAAGCGCGTGAAAGCCTTTAAAATAACAAAAGACGAAAGCGTAATTGAACAAATTAAAGAACGAATAGAGTTAGCACGTGAGTATTATAACAATTTAATTA